GCCGTTTACTTGGACCTAGTTATCTAGGTTGGAAACCGCTTGGGTTAAATTATAAATTTTATATTTAATAGATAACAGCCAACATGGCAATTTATCGCATGTTGAATGGATATGTTTTCACCACATTTGGTAATGATCTTGAGAAATTGGATCAAAGACATATACATCGCATCAGACGAGAAGAAGCGACAACTTATCGCGACGAGTTCGCTCTAAAGGAACTCATGGATTTAAACCCTATTTTGTATGAACAATTCTTAGAAGGATGGTCACGGAGTTATTATGAAGGATCAAAACACTTACAAGCAATTATACAATATGGTATCCCCGACCCACATCCAGACCTAATAGATAAAGAAATCTACAACAAGGCAGGATATGTGGTATTAGAAAGTTTAGGTAGCCTTCCACGTGTGAGGGCATTTGACGTACTCACTGAGTTAGACTCAGTACATTATGAGCAATCTTCATCCGCTGGCTATGACTACCATGGACCAAAAGGACCCATACAAGGTGAAAATCACATAAGGGCAATTACCAGAGCCAAAGCAACATTGTGGTCAGCAATCAAAGATGAAGGCGAAGGAATAGAACACGTCATCAGGAGCTCAGTTCCAGATGTCGGTTACACCCGCACACAATTAACGGATCTATACGAGAAGACCAAAATCAGAGGAGTTTGGGGTAGAGCGTTTCATTACATCCTACTTGAAGGGACGATAGCAAATCCATTGCTAGATGTTTTCAAGAGAGGCGGAACATTTTATCATATCGGAGAGAATCCACAATATAGCGTACCAGATATCTTATCACAAGTATCAGAATGCTGTAAATATCTAGTAGCAATTGACTGGAGCAATTTCGATGCTACAGTAGCTAGATTTGAAATCAACATGGCATTTGATTTAATAAAGACGCTAATTATGTTTCCAAACATTGAAACGGAGTTATGTTTCGAAATATGCAGACAACTCTTCATTCACAAGAAGATAGCTGCACCGGACGGAAATATATACTGGTCGCACAAAGGAATCCCATCAGGCAGTTACTTTACATCCATCATAGGATCTATTGTAAACAGATTAAGAGTGGAGTATATCTTTAGAAAGGCATACGGTGTCGGACCGAAGATGTGTTACACACAAGGAGATGATTCACTAATCGGAGTAGACTTTCGAGTAGACCCTGACAGATTAAGTGAAATAGCAGCACCATTGAATTGGAAGCTTAATCCTGCTAAAACAGACGTTTCGTTGTACCCGGAAAATGTCACTTTCTTAGGAAGGACTATGTACGGAGGAATAAATCAAAGAGATCTCAAAAGATGTCTAAGATTATTAATATTCCCGGAATTTCCGGTTCCATCGGGAGAGATTTCAGCATACAGAGCAGTATCAATAGCACAAGATGCCGGAGGCACGAGTGAGATACTGAACAGTATAGCGAAAAGACTTCGAAGACAGTACGGAGTTGCAGAGGAGCACGTAGTTCCAAAGCACTTCAAACTTTACGTTCCATAGATGATTGTAATATTAACCTATTAACAATTCATGTATGAAATAATATTGAAGTCGGAGTGGCTGCCCAAAACCGC